TGTAAAAACACCTGTAGACGCGTTTTTCGTTGCTCCAATAAAACCGTTCTCCGATCGTACTGGTCCCGAAAATGTTGTGTTAGCCATAATTTCTCCTTTGTATAGCGTTAGTTATGTCGTCTCTATACCGTCTGCCTAGCCAGTCGACATAATAATTTAATCTAGGTATTTTGATTATACATAAAAAAAGGGGCGATGTGAACACCGCCCCTTCTAATTTGTAATACTGTTATTTAGTATTAAGCTGTTGGTAATTTACCATTACCAAAGATAGCTCTTGGATCAGAAAATCCAAATGAGTATCTTTCTCTAGCTTTAAATCTAACGTTTCCAGTATCGAAGTCACCTTCCATTGCTGTTTTGATTGGTGATCTAACAAACATTTTCATGCCGTTAGGTACATCAGTCAATAAGAAGAATGAGTCACTGTCAGTTAAAAAGTTATTAACTCTGTAACCTTGAGGTACCATTCCCATTGAAACAATAGCATTGATGTCGTTATCTGCTGTTCCTACTCTTTGAGGAGTTTTCATCAATCTGTCAGCTGTAAATTGTAATTCTTTTGGAATTATCATTTTTACACCTTGAGCAGCGATTTTTAAACCTCTTTCATCAACGAAAGATTGGATGTCAATTAAAGACTGTTCCAAAGATGTTTCGTTAAGGTCAGCAGCAGTTGCTAAAACGTTTGAGAAAACGCCTCCAGTTGCTAATGGGTGTGAAGCATTAATTAATGATACTCCATCTCCACCAGTCACTGTTGTAACTTGTGCGTTGTTCAATACGTTTGCAGCTTTCACTTGCTTCGTGTTAGCCATAGATCTTGCTAATGCTCTAGTGTATCTAGCAGCAAGTCTATCGTAAAGGTTATCTTCGATTGCTTCTTCAGTAATTGCGAAAGCTAATGCGACTGTTTCGTGATTGTATCTAGCAGTGAAAGTTTCATTTGCTTGATCAAACACTACGCCAGCACCTTCTTGCTTAACTGGTGCTCCAGCGAATCCAGCCAACATTACTTCTTCTTCAAAAGCTCTGTCAGATGTTTCAGTAGCGAAAATCTCTGCGTGTTGATTCTCGTACCTTTTGTATTCCAGGCCGAATAGTGCATTCAATCCTGGCTCTAGTTCTTTTACTAGTTGCGAACGTGATATTGCCATAATTTATACTCCTATATGCCTGTTCTGCTTCTGTATTGGTGATGATTAATTCTTACCAATATATTAGCGTTGCTCGTTGCGGTATCCGAGTTATCAGGGTCTTGACAAATATCAATTGCTTGAAGCACGAATGATACTGTAGTTCCTGAGTTACTCACATCTAATTGAGCTTTAGATATACCAGTTTGTGTTACACCAGTTGTGAAAGTAACAGCATAGTTTCTAAAAAGATCCGCTCTTGTAAAAGCTTCATCAGCGTTTGCCAAGAAGACCGCATCTGGGTCGTCAACAACAAAAGCCGTTATGTCACTTGCAACAATACTACCTGGGTAGTAGTTCAAGTAAGTTGGCTTTTGAGTAGTTGGATCTGAATAAAACACACCGTTAAATACGCCCACCGCAGCTGTAGATAAACCAGCACTGTTGTTGGTATTATTGTATTTCTCAATATTACCAGCTGTAGTCACAATTACCAAGTCTCCTTGGTAAATTGCATGTGCCATGTTACTAGCTATCGTGTATCTGTTTTGGGCACCAACCAATGGTGTACCGTCTAGTTTTCTGTACGGTCTTAGACCGAACTCTTCTTTTACGTTTGCCATAGTTTAGTTTCCTTATTATTAACGTTTTATTTTAAAGACCCGATAGCAATAGCAAAAAAATTATTTCTTGCGACTACCACCAAAGGTCACTTTAGACTGCCTTTCAATATTGATAGGCATGTCTGGATGTTGTTCCTTCATAAGATCTTGATCAATCGCGTCAGCTCTATCTTGAGTTATTTTTCTAAAATAGGCTTCTCGCGCTTGTAGGATCTCCAAAGGGATTCTCCCCAACACAAGGCCTCCAATTCCGATTAACCCCTGATGTTTACCTTCAGAAATTGTTGGATAATCATTTTTGCCTAACTCACTTATGATCGTATCGGCTCTAACAAATTCCCAACCCTCTCTTAGTTTTCTAGATACGTTAGACGTATCTTCGAAACCTTGCACTGATGTTCTTATCCATCTATGTGCAAAACCTTTCGGTGCAGGTGGCGCATCCAAACTGGATGATGGAGCCCAATCTAGTTTTCTCTCGGCTTTTTTCCGAGTATCGGACTCGCGTGAAGTTCTTATCTTTTCCATTAGTTTCCTCCCTTCACGAATTTAGCGTATTCCTCTAGTGGCACCCCTAATTTCTTAGCGATTACTACCTGTGATTTGGTGAGCTTCACAGACTTGCGTCCTCCTTGTCTTCGACTTACCCCCGCAACGTTTTGGACGAGTTGCTTTGTGACAGGCTCTTTATCAGTCGAATCCTGGGCAAACTTTTGAGGAAAATACTCCTTCATTCGTTTGTTAATGTTATTATAATACTCATCACTCTCCGTAGCAATACCCTGACCTGCAAGTTCTTCGTGGATTGCCATAGCAGCGTTAGTCATAACTCTGTCTGTGCCAAACCATTCGTTTTTTGAAGCCCATTGCTGTGCTTTTTGACTTACTTGAACAGGAGGTTCACCAGAACCTTGCTCTTCTTGTGATGATTTTTTTTCTTCTTCGGCTTCTTTTTTCTTATTTTCTCTATCTTGTAATGTTAAATTAACTTTTTCATTTTCAACAGCTAACTTAGTCATTTTAGAGTTTATCTCAGCTACTTTTTCAGCATCCTGTGATTCCATAGCTTCTTTCAAAGATGTTTTTAAAGCATCTTGTTCAGAAGTAACTCTTGCTTGGATTTCTTTCAGATAGTTGTTATCAGTTTCATTGAGTTTAGTCTCAACATTCTGATATTTCTTTTTTAGTCCCTTAGCATAATTCAAAGCAGCCTTTTCTCTTCTTTCTGCTTCTTTAGCTTGAAAAACTAACTCGTTGATTCTTTTTTGATAATTAGATTGTTTATCTTTTAAATTATCAGGTTTAGTTTCAACTTTCTTTTCCTCTACTTCAACTTCAGTTGTAGGCTCTTCCTTTTTTTCTTCAGGCTCAGCTTCAACTTTTTTGTCTTGTATTGGATCTGTGTAACCTAAATCAACATCTTCTTTTTTAGAAAATGCTTCATCAGGTTCTTTTGGTTGTTCAACACTAATGGATTCCTCATTAACGCCATCAGTATCTAACTCAACCTCTTGTTGAGTGTTTTGCTCTTCTGCCATTTTACCTCCTAGTAATGGTGCAAAATATCAGCAGGATTAGATACGGTAGCGATGATTTCATCATCGTTTAAGATTCGCACTTCTCCTCCATCTATTTTGAATCGAGAGCCTGCGTATCTTCCGAATATCACCCAATCTTTTTCAGCGCACCATTTGCCTAAAGGAAATTTTTCTTTATCTCTAAAACAAAGATTTCCCATTTTAAGCACAAGGCCAACAACAGTTGTTAGCTGAATTGTTTCTTGGGTTTGTTCACTAAGATATAAACCACCTTTAGTCTTTGTAGGACCTGCATACGGAAGAATTAACATTCTATAACCCGTAGGCGTTGGTAATCTATCTAATAATGATTTGTCGATTGACTTTTCGTCTAAGACTTTTTTGACTTCAGCTTCTTCTTTGTAAGCTTTTTTCAATGTCTCAGTCCGTTTCGGTTGCTCCGTGGACTCTGTCATTTTATTGCTCCTGTTTTTTTAACAAGTCTTTAATGTCTTGTTGCAAGTCATCTAATGACTTGATTTGTCCTCTAATATAGTAAAGGTCATTAGTATTGTCAACATCACGCACTAATGTTTCTTTCAGGCGTTCTTTACGTCTGTGAATCAAATTTTTTATAATATCATTGGAAGCTGTATCAATTGACATTTTTCTCCATAAGTAGTTTTAATCTTCCTGTTTCTACAACTTCAAATCCAAATTCTTTCATTGCGTCTAATACTATTGGCATCTTATATGTAATCCAATCATCAAAAACTATTCTACATGTTGGTGCTGCTTTGTTTGCAAACCAAACAGCTTCTGTCAACACGTCTCTTGTTGTATGTGGGCCATCTAACATAACGAAAGCAAATTTAGACTCGTTGTAATGAGGATGTTTCATAAATTCTGTGTCTGTCATGTTGTGAAAACGAAATTTTCCTGAATTTAAATACCACTTAAAATCTTGTAGCATTGCATCTCTCATACTGTCGGGATATGTTGGGGAGATTCCATCTTTATGTTTTATACCACTATTTTTATCAAAGTGTTCGTATTTTCTATCTCCGTAAGGATCTACACCTATGTGTAAAAAATTATTTTTTACACTATCCATTATAATTTTTGAACTGAAGCCTTGTCTTACTCCTATCTCGCAAGAATAGTATCCCTGACAATCAAAATCTTTAGTCCATTTTCTGAATAAATCGTATTCTTCTGAATCACCTTCGATCATAAGAAATGTTTAACATTTTTAAGACTCAAAGCAAGTTTATTTTTTACCTTGTCCGCCTCTAAATATTTGAGTGCCTTTTATACCAAAAATAGAAGCTACTACTAGAATCCATAAATTAGTGAACCATTTCGGAAGGTCTTGAAAATACTCAAAAAACAGTTTTACCTTCTCCATCGCAGTTGGATCGTCTGACATCACTGCCCACATTAACACAATGATAGGGGCCGAAATAATCACGAGGACAAATTCGTCCTTATAGTCGTTTTGACGGGCTTCTAAAAGTTTTCCTTGGTAAGATTCTTCTCCTCGGGCCATTTTCTCTGCATGCATAAGTTGTGCATCGGACATTGCCATCTTAGTTTTTTGTTTGTTTGAATAAATTTTAGCTCCTGCTTGTAATGCAATCTTTGCTAAACTGAACCATGCCATTTTAATACTCCATTTAACTTTTTATACTTCTCTCTTGCGTTTGCATCATTACTATAAGCTTTTAAAACTTCTGTAATTTTGTTTTTTCTCCTGTCACATAGATAATTATATATTTTAAAGTAAATATCAACTGCACCCCTACCTCGTACTCGCCATCTCCAGGTATCTTTATGGTGTTTTTTTCTTGGTTTAATGAAAACAACAGATCCTTTACCAAAAAATTGATGAATTTTATCAATTACATCCTTATCTGTCATTTCTACTGATATAGATGGTGTAGAATAATCTTTTTTAGTCTTTTCGTAAGCTATACAGCCCTCTCCATCTACGATTCCTGCAAAATATGCTTCTTGATTACTTTTTTGTTGTTCTTTTCTTAAGGGAAACTTTAATACCTTGTGGGTTTGGTCCTCGTTTAGGTGGTGGTCCGAATTTTTTTCCTCCACTAAGCCCTCTTTGTTTTCTTCTAGACACATTTAATCCTTTAAATCTGGAAATTCATTTAATTCTTTGTTCACTCTCTTAGCAGCTTCTTTATGAGCAGACGATGAGCTCAAACCTGCAGCTCTATTTTCATCATACTCTTTTTTTAGTAATTTATTAAATTTTTTTGAAGCTCCCTTCACTATTGGATCACCTAATTTAAATGCTACTCCTAAAAATCTTATAACCATTATTTTTCTAGTTTCCTTTCTGCTATGTCTAATCTCTTATCAGATGCTTCATCTTGTTGTTGAAGTCTATCATATTGAAAACCTAGCTTATCTGCTTCTCTTTGGTTTTCTTGTTCTTGTTTGTATTTAGTCTCCTCTGCTTTTCTTTGCATATCCATTGCTCTTAAATCAACTTCTTGTTGTTTTATTCTTACAAGTGGATCACTTTTAGCCTGGTTTGCTTGCATTTCACTTCTAACTAACTCTGTAGTTATCTCTGCGACAGCTGTAGCTACAGCATTATCGAATGCAATTTGGTAAGTTTGAGGATCTTCTTGTTGCAAAGCCATCATGTTCTGATCTTGTGCTAATTGTTCCATAACTTCCTTCCTTGCCTTAAAAGAAATATGGTCTGAAACATGAGATTGTAACAAAGCATAAACTTGAGGATTGATTTGAACCATTCTAGATTCCATAAAAGCAGAGTGAGCTGCTATGTGTGCGTCATGATCTTGAAATTCAAAAGCTGTAAGTAGTTTCATTTGTAATGCTCTTGCATTTTCTTTTGCAGGATCCATTGGTGTAGGTTGTTTTGGTGCAGGTTTAAGTAAAGTTTCTATTTGTTTTGTACCAAGTGCTTCATAAACTCTTCTATAAGCTTCGTGTATGTTGTGTAGTTGTGGGTTTGAAGTAGCAATTTGTAATTGTGTTTGTGCTAAAGTTACTCTTTGTGCCATCGACATAATATTTGGATCAGCAACAGGTAAAACATCTATTCTTTGATCAAAATCTGCAGCTTTAATTTGTCTTGGTCCACCAAATACATCATAAGGATATTCAGGTGGTAAATATTCTGAACAAATTCTTGCTAAAATTTTAAATTCTAATCTCATAGCATAGTAACAACGCTTGTGAACACCACTCATCACTCTAGAACCACGTTCTAAGAGAGCAATAGTTGTGCCTACAGCCCTGTTCTGCGTGTCATTGCCCACAGCTGTATCGGTTATAGCAGCAAATTTTTGACCTGCTTGCACTACAAAACCAAGTAAATTAAATAATGTTGTGCTTGGTTCAGAAAAAGGTAAATTAAAAAACTGATCTCTTATGTTTCCGCCTGGTGCATCTACATCTCTAAACTCTCCAGGTTGTATTGGTTGGTCGTCATCTCTAACTCTTATTCCTCTAGACTTAAATCCTGCTGGTAAATTTTTTAAAGTTCCTGCATCAATCAATTGTCTTAAAGCTACGGTAGCAGCTCTAGATAAACCTCCGATTGTGTGAATCAATCCAAATCCATAAAAGCCAAGACCAGGTAAAAATTTAAAGTGAACAAAATATTCTATTCTTGTGTAGTTAGGATCATCTACTCTGTAATTTCTGTATATAGATAATACTTCACTTGAGCTTTCATCTACAGTCACAATGTATGGAATCTTAATTGCTTTTTTAGTTCTATTATCAAAGTTCTCGTAGTCATCTAAATTTAATTCAACATGCATCTCTAGAACAGTGTGGATATAGTCTGTAAACCCTGGTTTAACTCCATCAAGACTATCAATTTTTTGTTGTAAATCTGATTCATCTACATTAGGTTTTGGTAAATCTATATCTCTGTAAAATCCTGCTGCCATTTTTTTATTTAATTCATTTTCACCCATTTTAATAACATGAGTAATTCTTCCTGCGTCTTTCAAATCTGAAGCATAGTAAGGAACTACTAAATCTTCAGCAGGTACAAACTTAGAAACAGGTCTTTGTAAAAATTCATCATAATAAACTTTTTTAAATGTAGATCCTGAAAGAGGTAGATAATATAACATCTGATCCATGTCCGTAGTGTAGTCTTCCATCTTCTCCATAAGAAGATAGTTCATATATTCTTTTACACGATCAGCTTGTTGTTCGGTGTTCGGTGTACGTATACCTAGAACTTGTGTTCTTACTGGGCCATCACTTGGTAATAATTCTTTGTATGCTGAAGCTTGGAAAGTCGTAGCACTTTCACTTAACAACGGATGGGTGACACCTGAAGCTCCTTTAAATGGTCTTGTCTGCTCATTGTATTTGACACCAAGAAGATCTAAACCTTTTGTGTATCCTTCTTCCCATTCTTTTCTAGATTCTTTATCTTTCTTATATTCTGTAATTAACTCCATGCCCAAACGCTTGAGAGTTCTTTCGTCCATATCTTCAGCAAGATTAGCATTGAAATCATCAGACACTGTTTCTTCAACAGTCTCCTCTCCCTCGACTTCAACACCAAGCGGAAGTCCTTCAGGTTGTTCCTGAATCTCTTCAACTTTAGTTTCTTCTTCGATGTTTTCGGTAACTCCCTTTTCTACAGCCATAGTTTAATTTATCATAAGGTTTTAAATATATCCACCACTAAGCCACCTTTAGACTTATATAGTTTCTGTGTATATGCCATTCCAGGTTTAACTTCAATGGCAAAAGCATCGAAATACAACCGAGGATCATTTTCTTGTATAAGTTTATATCCTTTCATAGGAGCGTTTGATGCTGTCTCGTGATAACTGCTATTTATATTTTTAAGATTTTTTCCTTCAGGATATTTGAACGTATCTCTTTTAACTTCCTTATAAGGCAGCTTTGGATCAGATAATGATAATTTTATAGGTCCTGCTTTTGAATCTTGGAACCTAGCAGTTTTTTTCATCAATTGAGGCATTACAGCTTGTCCTTTTTTATCAATACCTTTACCAGAAGAATAACCATAGAATCTTTCGTTACCAGCTTTGTATCCTTGCCTGAAATGTAGTTTATTAAATGGCATAACAGCAACATAATCTATGTTTTCTTTTGCCGCTTTATTCATCAAAAACTTTAAGGCATAATCACCGTAAGCGTCAGCGTCAAGTAAAGGATAGTAATCAAGTTTTCCTCCTGTACCATAAAGATCATCTTGAGCTTTTGTAAAGGTGTTTTTAATTTGTGAATTAATAGATTTTAAATCATCAGATATAGTTCTAGATTTATTAAATTGATTTTTAGCTATTGCATCATCCATGTCTTTTAAAAGTTTTGTTCTTGAATTCACAAGTAAATTTAATTCAATATCTCTTTGAAAAGGGTTTATTCTTTTCTCTCCCTTAAAAGCTTCTTTTGCTGATAATTGTTTTGCAATACTTTGATTAGCATCAGATTGTATCTCGTGAATTACTAACGCTTTTTTACCATTAGGTGTCATCCTTGTGTCGTACCTAACATGAAATAAATTGTTTTTAAGACCTTCATAGTGGCCCATGTTTCTCATGGCTTCTTTGTTACCTACTATAGGCTCATCAAGAACAAACACCGTTTCTCTGTAGTTTTGACCGCCTGGAAATGTATAGCTGGTTTCGTTTTGATATTTGACGGGTCTTACATTACCGCCACCTTTAGATATTCTGACTAACTCATCTACACTACCTCTAATACCATTCAATTGCACTAATTGATTTTGATTTAAACCACCGTCTGATTTTACATTATTTATTGTTTTAATTATACTGTCGTAATTATTCTTAATAGAGTTTTGATCTCCGTTTTTAACAGCTCTTGATAAACCACCTATATCTGTTTTTATTTCTTTAAAAGGCATAAACATTGGTTTTGTTTTTGATAGATCATCTATCTGACTTGCAACGCCTTGCAATATTTTATCCGTTTTAGGTGTGCTAAACACACCACCAAACTCAACAGGTTTTAATCTATTAACAGGATTCATCTTAATCATGTTACCAATATCTTGTGCTGATAATTTTAAACCGAATCGTTTAGCTGCACCAAGAAGACCACCTGTTATGTTTCCAAGTTCATCAAAGGTTGCAAGGTTAGTGTCAAAAAGTTCTTCCTTATTAATTGTAGCTTCCTTACCAGCAAATCTAGATCCTTTGTCATAAGTAAATCTTTTGGGTCCTCTTTCTATTCTTTTTGTAGGTTTACCAAATATTTTGTAATTAACTGTTCTTGTTGAGGTCAAATGATTAATCCATTCGTCAGCGTTGTACTTGCCTGGACCTTTTTTCATTACCCAATCATAAGTAGCAGAACCAAAAGCAGGTTGTTGTGATTCTCCCATCAATAGATCGTCTGTAATCTTACGATCGACTTTGACAGGACGTTGTGCATCTTGTTTAGCTAATTGTTTAGCTGTTTGTTTTTTAGCTTCAGGTGTGTAGGTAATTAATTTTTGAGACTCTCCTGATACAGGGTCCGTCTTTTTTCTTTTTAGAAGTGAGGATATTCCCCGTTTGAAAAGCTCCTTAAGGGCCATTGACCCTCCTAGTACAATTTCGTAGGTTTGTTTCTACCTAGTTTTACTTTGACTAAAACACCTTTTTTGTAACCAACTGGGTTTGGTCTCATCATCATGCCACCGCCCATTTTTTTATTCTTTTTCATTTCTTTTGATTTTTCCCTAATCTTGTCAGCACCCTTTGATGCTGCTACTCCAAGGGCAATACCAGCAGGAACTAAAATTTTCATCCTACCAGGAAGAATTGATTTTAAATCACCTAATTTCATTCTTCTTTTTAAAAAAGCATCTCCACCTTTATCGTAACTCATAGGCTTCTTCATCATGCCACCACCCATTTTTTTCTTAACATATGGTTTAATTGAACCCTTTATATCACCTTCCATTACACTTTTCTTTTTTTTCTCATTCTTTTTCATTTTTCTTTTTAAATATTCTTTTGCTGCTAATCCTACTCCTGCAACACCTAAAGCAATCTTACCGTATCTAGTAGCTTTGGCTGCTCTTTCAATTCCTTTAACTGTTGTACCTGCAAGCTTTGCTCTTCTTTCTAAAAATTTAGATCCTAAGTTTTTCATTCTTACATCTTTTAAACTTTTTAAATATTTTTTATATTTAGTAGCATCACCCATGCCACCTTTATTTCTTCCTAAAATTTTTTTCATAGCTTCTGCTTTAATCATGCTAGCTCCTATACCGCCCATTGCAACAGGTGCCATTTTTTTCTTATCCTTTGCTTTCTTTGCACCTAAACCTACAGCTAACGCACCAGCAAATGCTTTTGTCACTTTACCTGGTTTTAATTTTTCGTCTTGTAATCCCATACCTCTGCCTTTTGCTTTTTCAGCTTTAAGCACAGCGAAATCTTTTCTGTCAATTTTATTTCTTGGTGGGGCTTTAGCAGCTATTTTTATTTGACCACCTGTTAATCTACTTGTGGGTAGTCCACTCATTCCAGGAAAAAGTGGGTTAAATTTTTTAAATCTTTTTTTAATTCTATCTGGAACTGTCGGAGCAAGAGGATCTTGTGGAGCTTTTGGTGCTGGTCTAGGGTTAACTTCTTCTAATCTTTTTCTAGGGTTTTTTGGATCCATACCTCTTTGTGGACCTCCTCTTCCTTTTGGTCTTTTTCTTTTTGGTTCTACTCTTATTGGCATTATTTAACTCCTTTAAAATTTCCACCTCTGATAGCTGCGCCCATGCCTCTGCACACACCACCTTTATTATAATTCATAGGCTTTTTAACTTTGCCACCAGCTTTTTTAAACCTAACTTGTTTTCCTTTTATAGAATCGTCTAATCTTTGATCTTTCATAGGAGGTCTGCCTTTTTCTGAAATACCTTCTAACACTGCTCCAAAATCAACTTCTCTAATAGGTTTTTTCTTTTTAACTTTACCACCATCTTTCATAGGTGCCACTTTATAACCAGGCTTCATTGTTTCTTGTAAAACATAATCGAAGGATCCAGGTTTGGGTCCTTTTTTCATTTTACCAAGTGGTATAGCGGGTTTACTAGGTTTCTTTTTAAATTTATTAAATCGTTTTGTTAATTTGTCTATAATACGTTGTTTATTAATTTCATTTTGTTTTTTCTCTTGAAGGCCTGCTTCAGGCATTTTTCTTCTTTTTTGTTTACTACCTACTCCACGGCCAAGTGCTCCTACTCCTGCGGGAGATAACAAGGATCCAGCTCTTCCAATCCCACCTTTATTAAAAGAACCCATCTCTTTGATTTTTTTCTTTCTTCTCTCTGAAGCTTTGTAATCTGCTAATGGATCTTTTTTACCCATACGCTTATCTATTGTAGAATAATTTTTAAATTTTTTATTAGCCATAATATTTATAATCCTTCTCTATTTTAAAATTAGGTGAATCTAAAGCATCGTTATATGTTGTTACAAATCCACCTTCTCTGAATCTTATCACTGCTTGGGTCATTGAGTCAACATAGTCATCGTATTGTCCATGAGGAAAAGCAGCTGTTTCTTCAATAACATCTTGAGCAAATTTCTCTTCTGTAGGGGCATAAACCATACCTGATTCAAATATGGGGGCAACGGAGTTTATTCTAGTATACTTATCCCTACCCTTAGCAGGTACATAATCTATTACAGGAATACCTGATCTTCTTAACTCATGAATTAAAGGTTGTCCTGAAGCTTTAGCTTCAATGATGGTTGTTTCAGGTTGCCAGTATTGATATTGCTCTAACGCTAAATTTTTTAAATCTGGAAAGTCGAACCTTCCTTTAATAGCATCTAATAAAATTATACAATCTTCATAACCTTCTGCAGGTTGAAATATTCCCCATGTTGTAATTGCAGAATAATCCGCAGTTTCTTTTTTAGAATATGCAGTATCATAACTTTGAATAACATGTTTAAGTACAGGTATCCGTTCTTCGTTCCACGGTAGCCACCAATCTCTTTTAATGATTGCACCTTCCTCTGACGTAGGGTCCTGCATGTATTGTGCATTCCAGTTTTTCGTTGTTACTGATGCTTTAACTTTTTCTAATTCTTCTAGTGGCCAGTATTCAGGCCATACAGGTTGTTCGTTGTCCAGTATTGCTGGAAAGCTTACAACTCTCCATGTATCTGCTTTTGGTTCTGATTGTGATTTGATGAGCCTTCCTGTTAAATCATCAGTTGCCCATCTTGTCATAACAACGACTATCGAACCACCAGGTTGTAAACGTTGTCTTGGTCCAGAGCTGTACCATTCATAAGTACGCTCCATTGCAGAATCTGACATTGAGTCTTGTTCGGTGTGTGGGTCATCGATAATAAGAAGATCCGCCCCTCGTCCTGTAATTGAACCGCCTACCCCCGCTGCAAAATATTCTCCACCATGATTGGTCTCCCAACGGCCTTTAGCCTTACTATCTTCTCTAAGACTAACATCTCCGAAGATACTTTTGTAGTCTTCGGTCTCCATTAAGTTTCTAACTTTGCTACCGAACCTCGAAGCAAGTTCAGCGTTGTGCGAGACTTGCATAAGTTTCATTTTAGGATTCTTACCGATCATCCAAGCAGGGAATAAGAAAGATGCAAACTCTGATTTAGTATGCCTTGGTGGCATATTCACAATAAGACGTTTAGATTCCTTTGAAGCTATATCTTGAAACTCATTTGCTATTATTTGATGGTGCCCATAATTTTGTGGGTCCTGTGTTTGTCTATAAATAAAATCAGGCCACATTGCTTTAGCAAACAATAAAAAGTTATCCTGACATAATTTTATAAATTCAATCTGTTTCTTTAGAATTAAGGTTCTTAATTCATCATCTGTCAAAAGATCTATTGTTTTCATCTTAAATTTTTTATCTTATGGGTCCCCTTATTTATATCATATCGTTTGGGAATACACTACTTCTATTCGACTTGCTATAAACTCTCTGTCAGTAGAAGTACCTTCTACTGTAACGCGCTGAAATTTTGCGTAAAACTGGATCGAGTTTGTTAGATGTTATGAGCCTTCATATAGATACACCGATAGCGTGTTAACGCTATCGGTGTCGGTTGTATTTACTTACTTAACTTCTCAATTAAGTAGCTAAATTTATTTACAATCCTTTGTTTGAAGTCGTCTATTAAAGGGTTGCCTACATTTTCAATGATAAGCTTTTCTACTTCGCCCTCTAACATTTTATACATGACTTCATAGTTTAACTTACTAATCGCGTCAGGGTCTAACTTCTGATTTGGTGTAAGTTGAGCATTAGCCGATTGCTCGGCTAATACTTTTGATATGTTCATTGGCACATTGTCAGGCATTAACTATTATCCCCGATTGCCTTGAACTCATTATATTCAATCTCGGTACAAAACTGATTGAATAAATCATTATGTTTTATTTTGAAGTTCGCTGTCTCAAACTTTTTTCTCTTTCGTTTGATCTTTTGAACCCCAAAGCTACAACCGTTCTCATCTTGAACAATAACCAAGTTTTGATTTGTTCTTTCAAACACATCAACCAAGTTTTGTTTCATCTTATCTAACTCTTTAGATAAACGATTGAATTGTAGCTTGTTAACAGCATAAGCCATGACTATTTTCTTTTCATCAGCTTTCAGCTTTTTAACAGCATTACTCATTGTTTTTCCTTTGTTAGTTGTTAGTAATATCTTGTCTTATCAAATCTCATATTAATAACAAGTTCTTTGTGTTCATTATGGGTTTGTCCACAATGGGTTTTTACACAAACAAAACTAGAACAAATGTAGAATAGAATTAAAACTTATAATTTCCATTAACAATAATATGTAGATAATTATTGCTGGTGAAAACCAAATTAAGAATCCCATCTCTGCGTCCCCCTTTTTTTAAATAACGACATCACAATTACCACGAGCATGTATAAACGACAGTCTTTTTATTCCTAATCATTTCCTTGCACCAATCAATGAACTCTTTGTCCTGCGATTTATATTCCTTGACTGCCTCTTCTTGAAACTGTTGTCCCCAAAAGAAACCGTCTGAACAGAACGAGTGATGATAATTATCTTTCCACTCTTTTTCGAGATCCTTGACTATCTCTTCGGTAATATATAGTTCATCATTTCCGTTCATGCCGAGATGTCCTAAATCAAAGAAGTCTTGTTCTTTGTCTTTTTCTTTCTCTCTTTGTTTTTTTAATGCCTCTGCGTTCTGCTCTGCAAACTTATTACTCATGAAGGTTTGAAGTCTTGCGTGTTTTCGCCAAACGAAAACGCCACTTTGTTCGTCCTTATCATCTTGGTAGTATTTTTCCCAATTTACTTTCCTACCTCTTAAGTGAGCCATTTGATCTAGTCCCATATCCTTCTCCTTGTTCGTTGTTAAGTGGTTGAGTGCGATATCTTCAATTTCTGATGTACATATCTCAACCACACCATTGTCTTATCATATCCCACGATAAAGTCAAATAGAAAAACCCAAAGCGAACACAGTTAAAAATCTTCCAGCTCAGGAAGCCGTGCCACCAGTGTACTTTAGAATCATTCTAAACTAACTCTTTTCCAAACGAGACGAGCGAGGGCTACCAGATCCCAGCTCCCGTTAGGAGAAGCAGCCCCAGCAGGGGCAGCATGAAATTAGGCCACATCACTACGAGGAACACGAGGAACGCAATCAATCGATCCTCCATCCGTCAGTGACGAAGACATCTCCACGTATATCCTGAATGTTGTCCAGCGGGACCTTCATACCATCGGCAATTAGCTTCCGCGCTTTTTCATTTGTTTTAAACGAATTGTTAAACAGACCTTCCTCATTCACTACCATTTCCTTAAGTGCTACCGCTCCAGGCAGCTCAGGAGATGCTGCAGGCATTGCTGCGTTTACTATTTCAATTGGCCCCTTCACGAGCTTCTGCATTGCATCTAAGTCTTCTACTTTTTTTTCTAGAACGGTCACCGTACCGTCATCCTTAATTATATGTGTTTTAATTGGTTTTGGTTTTTCTCTAACGATATATTCACATCCGTAATATTCGTTCATTTTCTTTATTAGTTTATCGTTCATTGTTTATCCTTTGGTTTGTTGTTAACGGGCCAAGTCTCGTGTTTCACTTTAGGCTAATTTACTTAACTTGACCCTGAATGTATATAAGACCAGATGGGATAGGAGTCAAGAAGAAAATTCTTTTTCTCCAGCAGGAGCTTCCTGCTCCCGATGGGAGACCACGCTGCAGGTGGCAGTGCTTAGTACCGATAGGTAAACGAGAACGAGCTTCCCTGAACGAGAACGAGCTTACCTAGGCTGGAGACGGGATGGGGGCTCAACGAAACAATGAGATTAAAGTTGGCCCCCGAGAACGAGAATAAACGAGAATTAAATACCAGACAAGTCCTCCTCCGTGATGCTGCCTGAGCCCCGTATGATTTCATCAACGATCCGTTGATCTTCGGTACGGGAACGAGAACGAGCTTCCCTAGGCTGGAGCTGCAGGAGATGCTGGAGACCATCCTGGACCGCTGGCCATTGTACGGGAAACGAGAACGAGGCGCGAGGTTTCAGTAAACGAGGATCTGTGATCGCGGACAACGGTCTGTAAAGTTTCAAACTCTTCTCCAAGAGGGTCTCATTGCAGATGATAACTATACCACCGTGTTTGATTCGTTTATTAATCCAACTAATTTGCCACTTAGATAGCTTTGGGTATCCAACTCTGTCCGATTTAAGTTCCATCCAAAACTCTTTACCTTCCCAACAACCGTTAATATCAGGAATACCATTGATAGTGTTAGATTCTACACGGATTAAATGAGGTTTTGTGCAGTGCTTTTTTATTCTTTGCCACAGCTTAGACTCACGTTTCTTCATAAATTATTCAGATCGGTTGTCTACCTTTTCCATCTTCTGAATTAAACATCTTGGTAAGACATTACGATCGGAGAAGACTGCTGATTCCGTGTCGTAACTTGCAAATGTCCAAACGTTTTTCTTATCTTTGTCGTAAACATATCCTTGCGTAATCATTTTTGCAGGCAATAACTTTTTAACTTCGCTTGCCTCAGCATGACCTGAATCACCGCATGGATCTATCCATGTAATTCTATATAAGTAATACTTCTTACCACCAACAACAGCGTGTTTATATTTACTCTTCTTTCGTTTGTACATTAACTTTTCCTATGTTTGTTTTGAGGTCGGGATTATGCACCTCATTAAAAATAGTTATAAAAGAAGTCCAGTTATTACTTTTGAGGTAATTTTTCTGTCTCTGGCTCAACCTCGATCGTTTTGGCATTAAATCCATCGATCTTATTTGATAACTCCTTGAGTTTCTTTTCAAGTTCTCCACGTGACATACCCTCCAATCCTGATACTTTTACTTCTTTTTTGTCTACATATAAACCAGCTAATTGTCCTGATCTAAATTCAGCATTGATAGCTGATGCAAATTGTTTTTCAGAATAAGCAGCGTCAGCGTATTTTTCTAATCTTTTGTATCTTCGCAGTCTGTCCTTTTCATACTTGGCCTTCGCTTTCTCAAGCTCTTGATCCATGTATTTAACTACGTGTGGGTTATGTCTTCTTAAAGTTAATCTACTTCCTATGTCAGAAAAATTCTTATCGTTCTTGGCCTCATAGCCAGCTCTCTTACAAGCTTCAGCTTTTGTAATCTCCCCCCAATTAGCAACAAGTATATCTACAAACTTTCTTTGCTTTGGAGTCAAATCATCTATAGTTCTTAATGCTTTTGCTTTTAGGGCCATTAGTTATCTCTCTGTCCTTTTATCATTCTCTCGCCTTTGAGTAAGTAAGCTTTACCTTCTCTTTCAATTTTCTCTTGATATTTACGTATGTTTCTTTTACCTCTTAGTAATGCGGCTTGCATTTGTCTGGGAATATTTTTACTCTTACTAAATTCTTTACCAACACCCATAGCTTTTTCAATTATTGCAGCTTTCTGTTGTTTTAAATCTAATCTTTTCAAACCTTGTAAATACTTAGATCTCTGTTTAACTGTACTTTTACCAACAACTGCGGGTGTGCTTTTACTATAAAGTTTATTTACTTTTTTAACCAAATCGCTTTTTAAGCCTTTATATAAATCAGATTTTATGAACGCTTTTATAGCTCTTCCACCCGTGCCTTTTATTAATCCACCAACTAAATATTTTCTTGATTTCATTATTTTCTTCCTCTTCCTCTTTTGTATGCTTTTCTTATACTCAGCTTATCCAAACCAATCAAGTCTTTCACCGCATCTTGAAATCTTGCTGTTGTAGTAGTTCCATAACCACCGCCTATATCAAGCATTGTTTTTGCGCTAAGTTTATTATTAGATATTGAATAAGTTCTACCACTTAAGGTGCTTTTCTGTAATGATTGTTTCCTTAAAGGAACAGGGCCTTTCGAACCTGCAGCTCCTGCCTTAATACTATATTTATCTACAGATTTAGTAGATTGCCTAGCTCTTTTTCTACTTGCAGCTCTTCTTACAGCTTTCTCGGCTGTTGAAAGGGCTTTTCTGCCTAATTTAGTCTTCGATAATAATTTTATACCTTTAATAACTATTGCCATAATTTAATTCGGGATGGGCGTTATCAGGATCTAAAAGTCCCAAGTTTTGCCGCCCATCGCAATTTCTATTATATAGATTATTTTAACCTCCGACTAGATATACCAAGTCAACATTTTTACACTACGCAAGGAAGTATTGATATTGTGGTGTATCCAGATACACCACGGATACACCATCAGATACACCATAAAATCGATTATAAGTGTTGGTATACAACAATAATAATCATCAGATACACCAGATACACCACTTTTGACCTCTGATTAAAAAAAGTGCATAGGGGTCTAGATAATCTATATAGTAGAAAATTAGACCCCCACACATCTAGGTTGTATTATTGCATTATGCATTACCCCCTAATTACCTAATACCCGTTTTATTTTGGATTTCTAATAGATTGTGATATAATTTGATTGATATATATCATCTTTCTTGTTCATTGGGGGCAAAGGGAGACTGATGCCCCCATTTTAGCTGTCCGTTGTCCGTTTTTCCTTGTACATTATGGCCTAATCATTTAAAGTCTTTACAGACTGGAGGAACAATGACATAAGTGAAGTCGGTGGGGTTACGTGCTCTCTCGATATTTTTTCCCCAAGATTAAATAAGTTTCACTTAATCTCACCACACTTAATATTATGAATTTTGATGATTTTACTTTTTTTCTTTTAACCGCTTTGACTTGTTCTTTAATTTTCGCTTGGGCTTTCTTCGGATAATTTGGGCAAATCGACTTATTAATTTATACCACTCTTTTTTAAATTTAGGATTTTTAGTTTTCCAATAATCCCTACTAGCTTGGTCTATTTTATAAGAAAGCGCTGTACGTTCCATATAATATAAAACCCCAAAACACGGATAATGCACAATAAAGGGTTCTTTCCCAATTTATTCTAAACATTGTACATAATTCTTTTCTAATACTCACTGAGGTTCCTTTCCATTACATATATAACCCACAACCTTTTTACCCTCATATGAATGGTAATACAAGTCAGAAAACATTTTTTTCTTTCTCTCGGTTACTGCAACATTGGTATGGAACCAAGAGCTGCAGGTTTCAAAAATTTCAAAGCTCTGCATCTTAATCTCTCCCTGCGCTAAAAACATCAAAGTTATAATAATCGGCTTCATCTATAACAAAATGGCACCTATTACAAAGCCCACAATAAACCAAACAATCTCCTGTCTATAATGAAGCGACCACACATCAAAATTTGATTTTAGTTTCTTCCAGTTCATTTCTTTTTCTTATCCTTTAGTTTAAGCTTATACCTAATTGTATCGATTCTTTCCTTTATAGATCTGCGCTCTTCTTTCGTATCAACAGATCTGTATCTCTTGTACTCATTTTTATACTCAATCCAATAACATTGAATTTCTGTAAATACAATCACTTTATTCTCTAAACACCACCTGTACCTATTATGTACATGGTCAGAATCTAAGTTCGCTAAGTCACAAATATACTGAAAATCCTTGTTTTTATTCATGAACCACTCATGAGCTTCTTTCTTATTGTAGGATTCGTTTTTACCGCCTAATGTATATAAGCAATCTTCAAAAGCTTGAATCACTACAGCTTGATAAAGTCTATGCTGTGAAGTGTTAGGGGTTTTTAATATTTCAGTAGCAATATTAGTTCCCATAATCTTTAATAAGTTGTTTGAGTAACTCAAGATAAAAATTCTCCATTTTATTTTGTCGGAGACTCTTGGAGGCTTGCCAATCTAGAAAAACATCATTCATGAAATGAGTTCGGTCTATACCACTCATCTCTGCTACATCATTTAAACTATGATCAAATAAACTCATCTGCATAACCACCAGTTTCGGAAAGACAATGATATGGATATAGTAACTGGTGGCTACACATTCTTAACCAAAGACAATCCCAAGTTTTTTGCAACTTTTTTTCGTCCTTGTCGCCAAGCTCGTTCTGTTTTATCTAAAAACTGTAGACTAAAGTTCCCCATTCCAAAATCATTACCACAGTAAAGCTGAAACATAATTGAAGTAAGTTCATCATAGGTTTTTTTATTAGGACTTATCATCACTAATTTTTCTAAACCTTGATCAAACACCTCGTTTAGCGGTTTTTTCTTCACTTCTGCCAAAACAATCTCCTTTATTATTAATAATAAAAACAAGTTTGTTCGCTGTTCGGTAATTTAAGTAGATAGAAACCTCTACTTTTCATTGGGTTATGAGGAATACTCTTCTTCAGTAGCGTATAGTGAGCACAAAATCAAGTATTAATTTATACTCACTATACTATATGTTGTTATTTTCCGTTTAATTTTTTAGACCCCTGCACCAAAAGCTCTGCTTTAAGCTTTTCTACAGACTTACCCTGCTTTTTAGCAATAGCTTTTAGCTCGGAATCAGCTAATTTCGCTATCATTGCACCTGGCCTTCTAAAGCCTTTTTCACCCATAGCAGTAATGATTTTATATGTATCGATATCTACGGCTACACTTTTCCACTTGTTCGTATCCATTTTTTATACTCCGTTTTAGTTTTACATTTTGACTTATACACTCTGTCGTATTCACACATGAATGCTTCAGTAGCGGCTCGGGCATTTCTTGATCTAGAAATTTTACGGTTGATGGCATCGATTCTTTTACTTTGCCAATTCTTCGCAATTGTTTCGGCTGACATTTTCACCTTCCTTTTCTATAAACCAAACATATGACCACTCTGTATGTCCTGGTGTACATTTTTTTCCTAATGTAACTGTGTAACCACAGCCCGTTATAAATAAAAATAACATTATTATTAAGATATTTTTCATTTAAATTTTACCTCTTTATCTAGTTTTTCGATTTCTTTCTTTAAATGTTTCATTATATTAGTCACTCCTACAACAATTGTTTTTGATGTCGAAGTATCTAAATTACCAAACATTTTTCCTATTTCACGATAAGCATTTAATTTACCAGCATTACTGGATTCATAATTCATATCGTTCATAATTTTGACTTGCTCTGCTATTTTATACATTTTTCCTCCTAGTACATTATAAAATAATATAGACCACCCAATAAAAGTAAAAGTATTTTTGGTGGTATGGCCAACATTAACAATAACAAAATGATGTAACCAATTTCTTTCATCATCTTCGGTTACGTCCATCTGTTTTTTCTAAATCCTGTTCATAGGTTCTGCACTCAATCTCATCATTAACAAAATCTTGAGCTAACCATTGGTTTACAGGATAAACAGGAGCTGAGTATACATCTACTTTTGTAGAAGATAACCTTTCCCGTTGTTCTTTGAAATGTTCAGTATCTTGAGTTGTAGGCACACCAGCTTGGTTGTGTGTGTGCGTTTTACTTAAAATATCATCCATTTGCATTACCCACTTTTTAAACAAGTGTGAGCTTGACTTGAGTTTTACATCCATGCTGTCCTCCAAGATTTAAATTTATCTTGAATGAAATCAAGCAAGGAATAAAAACCTGTTTCTGCTTTTACTACTCTTGCAAACACAGCTTTATCTACTTCAAGGCCATTGTGATAAAGTTTAAGTTCACCTTTGTCTCTTTCATATGTAATTAAGACAGCTTCTGTCTCAGGGCCTATTGTTTTAATAATGTCTCCGCTTGTTCCTGATTTGAAATCAACTTCAGTGATGTTGGTTGCAAATACTTCGGACACATCTTTTGTCACGCTTGGTTTTTTATCTTTTTCATCCATGTTATACTCCTGTTATTACTCCGCCTTTATATCAATAATGATATTAAATGCAAGGATTAAATGGGATATCTATGAAGTTTATTCTTACAATGTATGTATGTTCTTTTTTACATCAGGACTGTGCTCCAGGTGTTGTATACCCTACACAATTTGATAGTTGGTATGATTGTACAATGCAAGCCCACGTAGAATCAACACAATTATTATTGTCAATACCACAAGCCCTAGTAGAAGAAAATAAAATAGCCACTAAATATACGTGTGTTCAACCCACAAATGCATAGGGTTGTATTAACACCATAATATGTTATATAATCTCTCATGAGCAGTTATCGAATTCAGATACGATCAGAAGGAAAGTATTATGATGGGATAATTGAAGCACAAGACGATGTTTCGGCTTTACGACAGTTCGGGAAAAAACTGACCAATGGTGAACTCGAAATAAAAGATGAAGGTTTTTACTTAAAGGGAAGAACTTTCATTACATATGAGGAGCTAAAAAATGGCACTACAAATGTTAATATCGGAGAAGCTTCAGCTGGAGTCCAAATGGGCGAATCAGGCGTTAAAACAGGGTAGAGTTACGACTGACATGAAGTGGATTGATATAAAGATAAAGGATCTTAAAAAAAGAATCAATGAACAAAGTGTTGTTGATGCATCACAAGATCTTTTACAAAACAGCTAGTAAAAAATACTAGCAACCTATCAAAAAATCATTTATAACAAGGGCTATCTATGGCTGTAAAAAAAGGAGATAGTTATGCACATATTCCTAACTATATTAGGCATTATATCGAATCAACCGAGCGAGGCCACATTATTAAAATTGTTACTGAAGGCGGAGTCGCAACATACAATTGTCAGTGGGCTAATTACAAAAGATCAGGAAAAATTACAAGACCAAAAGATTAGAGTATTCCAAGATTTCTAAGTTCTTGCGGTGGCCGTTGTTTGCTACACATTGTGCAGTCTACTCGAATCCTTTCACTTTCAGAAGTATCTTTCCATACCCATATTTCACGAGTATCTTTACATCTTAAACAGGGTGTTTTTTTCTTTTTATCCATTTCAATCTTAGCGTCTGCAAATAATTTTAACATGGCCCTGTAAGCTGTTCCACTATTGTACGTCATTTTTAATATAATTTAAGTTAATTACAATTCTTCTATCATGATCTGTACTAGAAGATCCCGTGTGTTTTAAAGTAGAATCAAACTCAACAAATTGGTTTTCTATACTCTGTATGTTTTTTCCGTTTTCAAATTTAGTGTAACCATCATTACTATTTATATAAAGTATACCTGTTTTTATTTTAGCATTTTCGTTTAAAAAGTCTGAATGCATACCATGTTCTACATGTTTTAATGTTCTTATAGTTAAATTTGCCTTAATTCTAAGTAAAGAAAAAATATTAAGTTTGTTTAACAAAGGGACAAGCATGTCAAAATAATGAGATACAATCCTATATTTATTGTAGAAAGGATGTACAAACTGCATATTGGGGACGTTCTTTGCTATTAAATGAGGATAAAGTATTTCACTTGCATACCAAGGAAAATCAGCAGACTCCATCGTTAATTTTATAGCGGACATTTCTTCTGGTTTTAAAAAATCTTTGTACACTTTCATATATCAAGTTCGGGCCTAGAATAAACCCACATATAGTTTTTCTTATAGTATTTGTAAAATTCTTTGTCCTTAAAATAGTTTGCAATACGATCAGAAGACACTTGATCTGATACAATACACTCCGCTACTTCTTCGTATTCAGATTTTTTTAACTTTTTACTCATTTTCCTTAGCTTCTCCCCAACTTTTACCAAGAGCTACATCACATTTAAAAGGAACTTTTAAGTTTTCTACTGCATTTTCCATTTTACTTTTTATAACTTTAATGTCAGCATCAGTTCCCACACTAAAACATAATTCATCGTGTATTTGTAATAAAGGTAAATGTCCTGCCTTATAACAATCAATCATCGCTTGTTTAGCTTGATCAGCTGCAGATCCTTGAATTAATCTATTCAAAGCTTTGTAAGTAAATGCTCTTCTTATGTTGTTTCCATAATTGGCTTTAGCCTCGTTGTAGTCCATAGCTTGATTCATTCCAAATGTAGCAGGTTCCCATTTATCAAATCTACATTTACGCCCCTTTATTGTTCTTATAAAACCAAACTTACTAGCAGATTGTGTTACAGCACTAGCTAATTTTTTTACAAAAGGCACTCTAGAATTGTATTTATTTAAAAGGACTTCTGCTTTGTCTTTACTTATGCCTAATTCCTTTGAAAGTTTTGCTTTACCCATTCCATAAAACAATCCTAAATTAATTGTTTTTGCTTGTGTTCTAGATATACCAGCCATATCAGCTACAATCTGGTGAAAGTCTGCAGACTCATCTTCATAAGCTTGTATAAATTCATCAGATCCATCTAATTTTTCTCCTATTGATGCGGAGTAATGGGCTACAAGTCTTGGTTCTTGTTGTGAGTAATCAAAAGATCCCCATTGTCTTCCATCCTCAGGTAGAAATAAACTTCTAATTTTATTTCCATACTCTTTGTTTCTTGCTGGTATTTGTTGAAGGTTTGGATTTGCGTAAGATAGTCTGCCCGACACAGTTCCACCTTGATCTGATCTTAATTGGTTTATCTCTGCGTGTATTCTGCCTTTGTGTACGTATCTTTGTATAGAATCTATAAATGTTGAATGAAACTTATTTATTTCTCTAGCTTCTCTAACTAAAGCTGCAATAGGATGATCACAATTCTGTAACCAATTAGTTGTAAAAGATGGTTCATTAGACTTTGCTGTTCTTGGATATTCTACACCCAACCTATCAAACACTTGTGCTACACTTCTTGCAGCCCAAATATCTACGTCTAAAGTTGTTTCTTTTCTTATTTTTTGCAAGACTTGTTTTTCTTTTTGTCTAAATTCTTTTTTTAATAATGCTGCTTTTTCTTCATTAACTCTTATACCAACCTGTCTCATTTTAATTAATATAGGCAACAGCTCCATCTCCATTTCCCACACATCATTAATAGATTGTTTTTGTATCTCTGCTTTGAATCGGTGCCAAAGTTTTAATGTTAATGCTGCATCTTGTTCTGCATAGAAACCAACATAACCTGCTGGCATTTTCCAAAGATCTTGTTTAGGGTCTATGCCCCACTCTTTCGCTTTCTCTTTTAAAAAAGTTTCGTTTTTAATTTCACCAAGATAATCTTTTGCGCATGCATTAAGAGAGAAGCTCCATCTATTCTCATCAATTAAAGCTGCAGCTACCATTGTATCTACAATCTTTCCATTAATCTCAAAACCATTAGCAAGTAACCAACCCACATCATATGATGCATTATGAAAAATTTTTGTGCTAGGTCTTTTTAGTAGGTCAACCATAAATGCAGTTGTTACAGATAGGTCCATATTACCACCAGCATCGTGCTGTATTGGAAAATACCATTGCTGACCCAAAGCAGCAACGGCAAAACCAACAATACCACCATCAAAGGTTGCCCAACCAGAACCTCTTGTTTTTAAATTTGGATCTTTAGTCTCTAGATCAATAGCAACTTCATCTGCATGTCTTAAATCAGGGTACTCCGATGGAGCAACCCAATCCGAATCATTATATATAAAATTTAATTGATGACTCATGCGTCTTGCATTTGAGCTATCATCGCTGCCCACTCCTCTTCTTTAATAGGAGAATCATCAGGAAGAAGCTCCCTTTTCTTTTTCTTTTTTTTAATAAAGTCTATCTCCATCTCACAGTAATGTATTATCTTTTGTAAATCTTCTATCCCATTCTTATCTTCGTACCTAACTACATATCTAATTACATTGGCTTGAAAGGGATTTAATAAATTTTCTCTTATGAATGTCCAAGGAGAAATGGCATATTTTTTGTAATGAGAACCACCAATTTGTTTTTTAGACATAGTTACTTTTATACAATTTATAATATTTACTCAAGGGAAAATGATACTTGTGATATGTACCCAATAAATGCAATGTGTTAATACTTCTTGTAACGCCTGTATACCATACCCTTAGTTCCTTGATTCGTTCCTCTAAACTTTTTCGTTCGTAATGTGAAGGAAAGTTGCATTTAGCTGATATTACTACATTGTCTGCTTCCCCTCCTTTAACTTGGTGAATAGTATCTATAATAATTCTTGCCTTGTCTTCTAAATTAAAATTGTTCTTTAGAAGTTTTCTAAAGTAAATTTTTTCTTTATCTTTAAACTTTCTTTGAAAAGCATCCATCCAATTTTTTCTCTCCTCTACCATGCCTCCTTGTAAATGTAATTCATCAAAATTAAATACTTGATTAGGATGAGCAAAGCTCCACTTTTTACTGTCCGTTGATCGGTAGCCATGATCTATGTTTAATAAAAAATTGTACATGTTGCAGGCATCTTCTCTCGTAATTGCACCACCATCACATATTGTTTGCCAATCACAGATAGCTTTCCATTGATTAATATCAAATGATTTGTTTCCACGCATATCTTGAAAATACAAACCTAATTTTCTAGCTTCATCCTGTAATTCTTTTTTAACATCGTTTATTCTAGCAAGCACCATCCAAGACCCCTGAGTTTCCCAAGGTATTTTTTTTAATGTGCTCCACTTATATATTGCCCCATCGTTACCGTTTGATGTAAATTCTTTTTCGATTCGGTGTCCTTCCATACCGTTTAAAATACACTTAGAAAAGAAATGTACTTTTTTATTCAATCTTCTAGACTCTTTTAGTATTTTTACTTTTCCAGGAAACGTTTGAAAAAATATTACATCAGCGCCATTCCACTCATAGATAGCTTGGTCATCATCACCTGCTATATAAACTTTGTCAGAATGTAATGCTAATTTCACAACCATGTCCCACTGCAGAGGAGTAAGATCTTGAGCTTCGTCTACCATCAAAACTTTAAAAGGTATGGGTAAACCTGTATCAATATATTTTTGTACCATGTCTGTAAAATCTAAACGATCGTTTTTAAATTTACCTGGTGTAGATTCGTATGTTTTATATCGTTCATACCCTGCAATGATAGATTTAAATTGTTGTAACCTAACTTTTTTACGAGGTTCTTTTTTATATAAATCGATAGGATTCATTTTCATATTTCTGGCTCTATCATAGATTTGTAAAGACCAATTGTTATAAACCTTTTGATCATCCCACGTAGGTTTGTAATTAATTTTAACTGTTCCATATTGTGTATGAAACTGAAGCATATCTACTTTTGGATCTAATACAGGTATGTCAGAAAATTGCTGTCTTGCTAAGCTATGTAAGGTTCTAAAATATTTAAAATCATCCTCATCGTAACCTTTAAATTGTTTACGAACTCTATCTCTGCATTCTTCTACAGCTTTATTAGTAAAGGATATGTAACAAATTTCATCAGGAGACATCCCACGTTTTAAAAATCTCTCCACTCTTTTTAAAAGTCTGTGTGTTTTTCCTGTTCCTGGTGGGCCAAAAAACTTAATTGTTTTCCCATGGAGCTTTTGCTTTATTAAATTTGACATCTTTGTTTCTGTGTTCAGTTTGTTTTGGTAATGTTGCAACCCAGTGTCTCGCCTGTACTCCTTGAAATTTTGCACTTTTCTTACATCCAGCTCCTTGTAAGAATATTGTACAATCTTTTTCGGACCAGTTGTACCCTTGTTTTTTCATAAATTGTCTAAAAGTCTCAAGTTTAAATCTAATTTCTTTGCCATCTTGATATATGTTGTCGTGTTCAATCTGATCAAATTCAGTAATCGTATCTGTATCTTCAAAGAATTTTACAATTCTAGTATCAAATACTTCTTTTTTCTCTTCTTCTCCATCAAAACCTTCCATATCTTGTTTGTTAGTTATTAATTCTTCCAACCAATCTCTGTATGGATCTGGATCTCTTTTGCTTGGCTTTAAAGGTCGCCAAACAATATCGTAATTTAATAATCTTTCTCCTAATAATTGTTGTTGATACAATTGTTTTGTGTCAAGTTTAACAACTTTGCCTTGTATTGGTAAGAGCCAGTATGGATCAGGGTAAGAGTTTACTTTAACTAACTTACCTACCTCAGGTATAGCTTCATTTAATCCTATACCATATTTTCTTTTTGCACATTGTGTAGATCCATTACAATACATTCTGGCTACTGATGTTCCACATTTATATGAGTAATCCTTTTTATCAACTTGATCAATAACTTTAGCTATTTCTTTTGGTGTAAGAGGTGGGACACAAATCGTTTTATTCATCTCTCTTATTTCTGCTTCCCAATAATCCTTATCTTCATTTATCTTTTTACACAAAACCCCAACATTAAACATAGCATCATTACGACCTTCACCCTCTCTAATCTGATTCCTAACAAACTTGTTAACACAATTAGGCCATTGTTTTTCTTCGCTGTCCGTTGCTGTTTTTAAATTTTTAAACTGTTCTTTTGTTATTACAAATTGTTTTACATACTCTATGTACTTTTCAAATGATAAACTTTGTGCCTCGTCATCCATAGCACATCGTGTTGGAAATTTCGCGTTTTGATAGGGTAAATTTACAAATTGTCCTTTCTGTTTATCATCCCATTTTTCAGGGGTAAGATCTACAGTGTCTTGTGCAGGAAATATATCTGTCTTTGTATCATTAACACCTAAATCAGAAGCTATAGCTATCATCTTTTTTCTCATTTCTGATGCAGCAACAGGTTCGTCTAAATGTAAAATTAAATGTAAACCATTTGACTTAGATCTATATGGAACAAATGGGTATTTTCTTTTTCTAATTGTTTTTATAAATTTTTTATGATCGATGTTATACCTATCAACATCTATTACTCCCCAACTTGCCGTTGAGTCGTCTCTTATTGGAACAGTACCAAAACTATCTTTACCCTCTAAATGATCAATCCAGTTTTGATCGGTCATTGGAATAGGATTTATCCAACTACGCCATTCGTCTTTTCCGTCAGATCTCTTCTTTCCTAACTTTTTAGACTGACCATGATATGTATCAGACCCTTGGAACAGTTTTTTAAACTGCTCCAAGGATTTATTAAAGTCCATATTTAAAATGGAGTTTTTTCTGATGGTTCTTCTTGGCCGTGTTTTACTTTTACACTGCCACTCATTAAAGATTGTCTAAACTTATAAGCTCTATTTACTAAGCTTTCGTCTTGAACTAATCCCTCTGATGTAATCTCCCAACCATACCATGAACCTAATTGGTTTTTTTCCAAAACAGTTTTCAATCTGTATTGTTGAGTAAATGGTGCAGGTCTGAAGAAACCTTTGCCATCTTTTTTAGGAACTTGCATCATATTCATCATTGAATTCCACTTTTTAGATTTTTTTCTTTGAGTAGATTTCATTGTGATTAATGCTTCACTGGCCATACTTTCTTCGACTACAACTACAAAATGAGAAGCTGTCTCTTCAATGTAGTTTCCAGATTCTAATCTATCTTTACCGTCATCACCTCTATTTGTTTTAGACATGATATCGCTATCAGCTGGATAGATATTTCTAGGTGCATTACTGCCTTCCTGTCCTCTGTCTGCCCATTCAATGTATTCAAACTTGTAATAAGCAGGTATCACTAACATACCCTTATTACCGTCATAGAGTTTATCTGTAACAGTATTGTATATCATTCCTGGTTTCGCAGCTTCAATATACTTTGAATCTCCAGCTGTCACTTGTGGTGATAACTGACCTAAGATTTTAAGAAATGGTAACTGCAGTGATTTGCTATCAATGTTTTCAAAACCTTGATCTGCAAATTTTTCGATGTCGATTGTTGCTACTTCGTTTTTCTTTTTTGTAGCTACGTCTTTCGCGTTAGACATGTTTACTCCTTCGTTTTTAGTTTTGCTTTATTTGCAATATAGATACCAAATAAATCAAACGGGAGTTCCTTTCCTTTTTCAACTTGTTCTTTAGCAAATGCTTTTAAAGTCATTGGTTCTACTTTTTGTTTTTGCAAATATTTAAAACCAAAGTTCTCACAAACCTTTACTAATTCTGCAACTTGATTGTCTTGTCCTCTGTTAAAAGTTGTAGTAACCGTATTTTTAATAAGGTCACCAAAACCCTTTTCACGAAGCCAACTAAAAGCTTCATCGGTACGACTCTCAGGTATTCTAGCACCGTAAAACGGCTTAACTTCAACTTGCGTACCATCAGCAAGTTTAATTGCGTTAACACCTGCTTCTTGCATAAGCTCTGGTATTTTACGTTCCTGATAATCTTTGTATTTAGCTTTTTTAAGAGAAAGAACTTCCTCAGCTTGGTCTATTTCATTTTCAAGTTTTTTCATTTCATTACAAGCATCCGAGATTGATTTCGTGCTCGCAGTATCCACTTCTAAATTTGAAAACTTTTCGATATCCATATCTGATTTGGTTTATAGACTTTCCTCTTGCAAAGTCAAATATAAAAATATACAAGTTATTTGGATATGGCTGAATGGAAATACCCCTATAAGACAAAACCCTATGAGCATCAAAGACAAGCATTAGCCGAATCAGCTGATAGAACGACTTATGCATTGTTTATGGAAATGGGGACAGGTAAAACTAAAACTACAATAGACAACATTGGTTACCTATTTTTTAAAAAACGTATAGATGCTGCGCTTATTATTGCCCCAAAATCTGTTTATACAGTTTGGCGTAATGAGATAGACACACATTTACCCACAGAGATAGATAGATCTATATTCGCGTGGAAGGTTGATAAACCAAAACAATATAAAAAATTTTTAACAGAAAAAAATAAATTAAAGTTTTTTCTAATTAATGTTGAAGCTTTGTCAACAAAGAAAGGTTTAGATGAATGTAATAAATTTTTAGTTAACCAGCCAAATAATATAATGGTAGTTGATGAATCCACGACCATAAAAAACCCAAAAGCAAAACGAACAAAAAACATTTTAGCGCTAAGATGGCGAGCGCGTATGAGG